GTATGGAAGAATTGTATTATCCCCTTGCAGTTGGGAAACCTGCGCCTATACTGCCCGCTACACTGCCAAGAAATCCAATACCTTCTTCCCTCAGTTTTTCGAGTCGTTTGGACTCGAAGCTCCGTTTACCCTCATGTCCCGCAAACCTGGTATAGCTGGCCAATACTACCAGGACCATCCGGAGGTCTACGATTATCGCTATATCAATATCCCAGGCCAGGAAGGAGGCATTAAGTTTACAGTCCCTCGATACTTTGACCGACTCCTCGAAAAAGAAGATCCCGAGGCGCTGGCGCGCATGAAGGAGATTCGTCAGAAGATTGTAACTGAGCTGGACAAAGAGAAGGACACAAAGACAACGTATGGCACAAAAAATCGCTTGGAAGTAGAAGCTCGTCAGAAAGAAGCAGTTGCTAAGATGTTAAGGAGGTCTTCAGTTTGAGTACTTTAGGTTTTGATAGGCTGGTGAAAACTCTTTTGGAGTGTGCGGACCATCAGGATAAGCTTGCGTCCGAAGGTTCGCTGTATGCAAGCGGTAAGGCTTCGGCTTATAGATTTGCCGCTATGTGGTTAAGAGAGGAGATTGAGTTTTATGAGAAAGAGAGCCGGTAAAGGTGATAAGGCCAAGTTCCGCCGCACTGCCGTGAAGGCCAAGAAGATTAACATTGACCCGTATATTCCTAGAGGTGGTATTTCGCTATGAAAGAGCCCTCTCCTTGTCGTTCTATGCGTGCTCTTTTGCGCCGTCTTGGTTTTCAGTCCCCGTCCATTAAACAGTCTAAGGATGTTCCCGGTATGTTTGTTGTTACTGCTTATGACCCGATAGACTGTTATAATTTTTGTCGCTCTTATACTGTTGAGGATATTCGGAGCATTACTCATGCCAGTGATATTTTTTGGAGGTATATTAAATGAATGTTTTTGTCTACTCTATGCGTGATATTAAGTCTGACTTTATGGCTCCTACCTATAGCAGTAATGATGCTGTTGCTATGCGTAATTTTGAGTCAGCTATTGAGCAGTCGCATGATGTGTTATTTACGCATCGCTCTGATTTTCAGCTTTTCCGCATTGGTTCTTTTGATACTGATACAGGCGTTCTAACCCCCGAGAAGCTCCCTGTTCTCATTAAGGACGGAAAGGATGTTGTTGGCTGATGTACTATGTTGAGATTATGCAGGATGGCCGCAATCGTGCTTCCTTCCCTTGTAAAACCCTCCCCGAAGCTAAACGCACCGCCGTTGCTGTCCAGGAGCTGGTTGTTGCCTCTGATGAGCGTATTCGGATTGTAAAGGAGATTGATTTTTGATGATGTTCCGCACTGCCGCTCAGGCCATTGAGGATCATCCCCGGGTTAATATTAACCCGGGGGATCCCGATAAGGTTCTCTATTCCCCTTCCTTTGACTCCTCTGGTCATATGGAGCTTAAAGAGGTTGGTAAGGAGTCCCTTTATCAGTTTATTCAGTCCCACAAGGAGAGTACTGATATTCACGTCATTCTTGCCCGCTTTGCCGCTGGTGATACTACCGCTCTTGCTAAACGTCAAATGTTCTATGCCGATCTGACGGAGTTTCCTACCACCTATGCTGATGTGGTTAATACCATGCATGGTGCTGAGGATTATTTCACTCACCTCCCCGTTGAGGTCCGCGCTAAGTTTGGTCATGATTTTAACAAGTTCCTCGCTTCTCTGGATAACCCTCAGACCCTTGTAGATCTTGGCATTGTCAGTTCTCAGAGCCCAATTTCTCCTGATCAACTTCCCTCCGAGCCCCTGACGCCTGCCCAGAAGCCCCCGGAGGTACAAACCCCTAGCCCTGCTGAAAGTGAGGTCAAATAAATGAGTAGAAACGCTAATTCTCGTTTTGCTACCAATCCCGTTCGTTTGGATATGTCCCGTTCCAAGTTTCCTCGCAATTTTTCTCATAAGACCACTTTTAATGCTGGTCAGGTGATCCCCTTTTACGTTGATGAGGTCCTCCCCGGCGATACGTTTCAGGTTCGCACGTCTAAGGTTGTCCGTATGCAGACCCTCTTAACCCCTGTCATGGATAACGTCTATCTTGATACGTATTATTTCTTTGTTCCAAACCGCCTGGTATGGGAACATTGGAAGCAGTTTATGGGTGAGAACACTGAATCCGCTTGGATCCCCCAGGTTGAGTATGAGGTCCCCCAGCTGACTGCCCCTGCCAATGGCTGGGAAGTCGGAACCCTGGCCGACTATATGGGCATCCCTACTGGTGTGAAAGGCCTTTCCGTTTCTGCCCTTCCTTTCCGCGCCTATGCCCTCGTTATGAATGAGTGGTTTCGCTCTGAGAATCTTACCGACCCTCTCAATATCCCCGTGGATGATGCTACTGTCCAAGGCGTGAATACTGGTAACTATGTTTCTGACGTTGCCAAAGGTGGTAAGCCTTTTGTTGCAAATAAGTTCCGGGATTATTTTACATCCTGTCTCCCTTCTCCTCAGAAAGGTCCTGATGTGACCATCAATACTGCCCAGCTTGGCAATGCGCCGGTTGTACCGATGGATAAGCCTGTTCCTAAGAATTTGCTTAATTATCCGTACAATGTTTATATCCCTACTGGCAATAAGGATTTTGGTGCTGGCTATCATGCTGGCTCTGTTCATCAGAATGCGTTCGGTGGTGCGTATTGGCTTGCGAAAGATGGTAATAGCGATTTGGACCCGACCATTGATAATGGCGTTGTCGGTTATCCTGCTAACCTTTGGGCTCAGTTTGATAACACTGTTTCTGTTGCTACTATCAATCAGCTTCGTACTGCATTCCAGATTCAAAAATTTTATGAAAGGAGCGCTAGAGGTGGTTCCCGGTACATTGAGACCCTTAAGGCCCATTTTGGAGTTACTTCCCCGGATGCTCGTCTTCAACGTCCTGAGTATCTTGGTGGCAATCGTATTCCTGTCAGTATTAATCAGGTTATTCAAAATTCCGGGACCGTTTCCGGTTCTACGCCTCTCGGTGATACTGGCGCTATGTCTCTCACTACCGACGTTCACTCTGATTTCACTAAAAGCTTTGTTGAGCATGGTTTTGTGATTGGCGTTATGGTTGCTCGTTATGACCATACTTATCAGCAGGGCATTGAGCGTTTTTGGTCCCGTAAGTCCATGTTTGACTATTACTGGCCTGAGTTCGCCAATATCGGTGAGCAAGCTGTGTTGAATAAGGAAATTTACGCTCAAGGCAATGCTCAGGACGATGAGGTTTTTGGCTATCAGGAAGCTTGGGCTGATTACCGCTATAAGCCTTCCCGAGTTTCTGGTGAAATGCGTTCGAGCTACGCCCAGTCCCTGGATGTTTGGCACTTGGCTGATGATTATTCTAAGATGCCCGCTTTGTCTGATGCCTGGATTCACGAGGACCCCGCCACTATTAACCGTGTCCTCGCTGTTTCTGACAATCTCGCTAACCAGTTTTTCTGCGATATTTACGTGCAGAACTATTCTACTCGTAATATGCCGCTGTATTCTATCCCCGGTCTGATTGACCACCATTAAAACTGCCATAAAGCCCCCTGGAAGCTTCCAGGGGGCGTTTTAAGAAAGGATGAGTGCATATGCCTAGCTCCGCTCAAAAAGTCTCTCAGGACATTGGAGGTCGTTCTAACCCTAATTGGAGCTCCGGCGGCTCTTCTTCTGCTGGCTCCTCTGTGTCGGATATGTTCGATAAGTACGCCGCTATGATCAAAGAGAACGCCGCCGAAAATAATGCCTGGTCTGCTCAGCAAGCTCAAATTAACCGTGACTGGCAAGAGCGTATGTCTAGCACTGCCCACCAGCGCGAGGTTGCTGATTTGAAGAAAGCCGGTCTCAACCCTGTTCTCTCTGTAAACGGCGGCCAAGGGGCCGCCACTACCTCCGGCGCTACTGCGTCCACGGATACGTCTGCTAACTCCGCCATTGCTGGAATCCTTGGTTCCATTCTCCAATCTCAGGTGAGTTTGGAGAATCAGCGTTTGTCTGCTCAGACTAATCTTGCGGTCGCTGAGAAGTACAACGCCATGTCTAAATATACCGCTGAGCTGAATAGCCAGACTCAGCTCAGTACCGCCAATATCTCCGCCGCTACTAGTCGTTGGATTGCCCAGCTCCAGGCCACTACGTCCATCAGTAACACTCAAGCCCAGGTTGCCGCTAGCAAGATCAACGCCCAGGTTGCCGCCGCCGCTCAGCGGTATGGCTATCAGCTCCAGTCCTGGACTTCTACGGAAGTTGCTCGTATCAATGGTGAGATTAACAAGGAACTCAAGCAAATGGGTATTGATGCTGAGTTTGATATGAAGAAGATGTACCCTGATTCCCCTTGGAATTACCCCGGCGCTATTGCTGAGAATATCGGAGACGTTGTTGATGATGTAGCTAGTTCTGGTAAGAAGCTTTTAGATCGCGCTAAAGGTGCTTGGAATTCCTCCTTTGGTCGCTGGGACGAAACTATGGATGCCGTTCTATCGAAGTACAAATGATAGCCGCTCGGGCCCTATCTCCTTGATGTATAGGGCCCGAGTGACACCATACTTAGAGTATGGTATAATGGACCTGAGAGGAGGTGAGAATATGGAATCCCTACTTGTGGTTGCCCTCATGTTTGGCTTGCTCTGGTTGACAAAGAACGTCCTTTGGAAAGCGATTGATTTTCTGCGTGATATTTTTGGAAGGAGGTAACTCATGTCTTGCTATTACCCTCTCATTGGAATCCCCAATGGTGTGAATCCTAACGGAAAAACCCACTATGCTATCCGACCTTTTAAGGACTCTGTGTGGGAAGATTTACAGACCCGGCCTCCGTTGCAAGGTCCTGCTGTTAAAATCCCTTGCGGCAAGTGTATAGGCTGTCGCCTGGACTACTCCCGCCAATGGGCCAATCGTTGTATGCTTGAGGCTCAGTATTATCCCCCGGACCAGGTGTGGTTTGCGACCATCACATATAATGACAAGTATGTTCCTCGTGTTATGTCAATCGACCCTGATACTGGTAAGCAGGCTCCGGCCTTGACTCTCAGGAAACGTGATTTTCAACTTTGGATGAAGCGGCTCCGCCGTCATTTCCCTGACACCAAGATACGGTTTTTTGCCGCTGGTGAGTATGGTTCCGAGACTTTGCGGCCTCATTATCATGCTATATTGTTTGGTCTACCACTGGCCGACTGCGAGCCTTATGAAAAGTCCGGTAATTTTCAACTTTTTACATCAAAAAGTATTGCAAAAACGTGGTCAAAGTGCTATAATATAGATAACCTCCAAGGGACAAGCAAGGATAGTTATGCTTTCCTATGACCGGTAATTTTCCTATTTTATGTTAAATATATTCTAAGATATGGAAAACTTCGTCCGGTCTCAGAAAAGTCTGACCCACCCCTACAGCTTGAAAAAATCAAGGAGGAATTCCAATGAGAAACCTGAAG